ATATGGGTATGGAGGATAAAATGCTGTTTGAAATAAAAAATCGTTGGAATGGGGAAATAATTTACAAGTTGGAATGCGGATCGCTCAAGCTGTGCGTTAAGGCGGCTGTCGAGGCAGGCGCATACCTCACAGGCGCAAACCTCGAAGGCGCAGACCTCACAGGCGCATACCTCACAGGCGCATACCTCACAGGCGCAAACCTCGAAGGCGCAGACCTCGGAGGCGCATACCTCGGAGACGCATACCTCGAAGGCGCAGACCTCAGAGGCGCAAACCTCACAGGCGCATACCTCACAGGCGCATACCTCACAGGCGCAGACCTCGAAGGCGCAGACCTCGGAGGCGCATACCTCGGAGACGCATACCTCGAAGGCGCAGACCTCGAAGGCGCAGACCTCAGAGGCGCATACCTCAGAGGCGCAAACCTCAGAGGCGCAAACCTCACAGGCGCAGACCTCAGAGGCGCAGAAAACATGATTAAAATCATGGGCGTGGAACCGGGCAATTATTACTGGAAACGCTTTTGCGCAGGGTTGCGGAACAACGGCTATCAATTCAAGGTTGGCCTGAATTGCCTAAGAGAAGGTGAAGTGTTCGCCGCCGATGAACGAATTATGTGCTCATATCCTGGATTTCATTTCGCTTCCCGGTCATGGTGTGCCGTCAACTATCCAGATCGTCCACTGGAGGCAAGAATCCGAATCCCTGAAGATGCGCAGATCAATGAACCGTGGGCAACCGATGGCAAGGCGAGTGCTGATAAGATCGAGATTATCGCCGTATATGACACGGCAACCGGTGCGGACGTAACCGATCAATACCGATAACGGAGGACAGAATGAAACCTGAATTGGCAGAAAGGATAGCGGAGTTTATCATGGAAGAGGCACGGCGGTTGTCATTCCTGCTGGCATGTATCGTAGTCCCGTTGGCGGTGATCGTATTCGGGTCGCTGCTGTTTAGATAGGAGGGAAAAATGGAAATTGCAATCACGTCATTACTGGAACAGCGTCATGCCGCTGTCACGGCGCTGAAAGAGGCACAGGCGAATCTGGAATTAATAGATGACCAGATTTATGGACGCCTGAAAGATCAGGTGAAGCCAATAGGGAGCTCCACCGTAGAGTTTGAAGGGCATCATATGGTTATCACAATACCGAAAACGATCAAATGGGATCAATCAATTTTGCGGTCTGTGGCGAGCCGAATCAGCGATTTCGGTGACGATCCGGAAAATTATATCGATTACAAACTCGCGGTAAAGGAAACCAACTACAAGGCATGGCCAAAGGCCATACAGCATATGTTTCAGCCGGCGCGAACCGTGACGCCGGGAAAAAGGAGAATCGAGGTGAAGCAATGAAAATCATTACAGCAGACGAAAGGATGGCGCAGAAAAAGAAAATCAAAGGGGCATTATTCGGCCCCCATGGGATCGGCAAAACATCCTTGTTGTGGACCCTTGACCCTGAAAAGACCCTTTTTCTTGACTTGGAGGGTGGAGATTTAGCCGTCCAGGATTGTCCGGTGGATCAGATTAAAATCAGAACATGGGAGGAGGCCATGAACATGGCCTGTCTCATCACCGGCCCTGATCCTTCCCGTCGTCCGGATCAGGCTTACTCTCAAGCGCACTATGATTTTGTGACGCAAGAAACCGAACCGTCATTTCTCCAGAAATATGATGTGATCTTCTGGGACAGCATCTCGGTAGCCTCTCGTCTCTGCTGGCAATGGGCGACAGGACAACCAGAAGCGTTCTCAGAAAAGACAGGCAAGCAGGACAACCGCGGGGCCTATGGACTGGTCGGCCGTGAACTGGTGCGCTGGCTGACGCAGATCCAGCACTGTCCGGACAAAAACGTGTGGGTTGTCGGCGGCTTGGATGAAAAGATAGACGATTTCGGGCGTCGCAAGTGGGACTTGCAAATTGAAGGGTCTAAGGCGGGGTTAGAATTGCCAGGAATCTTTGACCAGATCATTTCAATGATTATCCAGAAAGATGAAGCGGGCGCCCCTTACCGCGCCTTTGTCTGTCACCAGGTCAACCCCTGGGGATATCCGGCAAAGGACCGGAGCGGGAGACTGGAAATGGTTGAAGAGCCGCACCTTGGCCGTCTTATGGAAAAAATTAACGGCCCGAAACCTGAACGTAAATTCACAACAGAGCTTTTGATGAATAAGGAGGTATAAAAATGGGATTTTTTGATTTTAACACTGCGGAGTCGCAGGCAAGTGGTGAGTTGATACCGGCTAAAACATTAATGAAGGTTATCAGTGCGATTAGGTCCGGCGGTGGAGGGGACGACCTTTATCTAACAATATCAGACAGTGGATTTGAGTATCTGAAATTTGAGTTCACAGTTATATCCAGCCCGATGGCTAAACGTAAGATTTTTCAGAATATCGGCGTTGGAGGCGTTACTGACGGCCATGCTAAAGCGGCAGAAATCTCCCGATCATTGATCCGCGCAATGCTTGAATCGGCAAGAGGCGTTGACCCGAAAGACGTGTCAGATAAGGCGAATGCGGCTCGTCGCATCCAGGGATGGGGAGATTTAAACGAAATGGAATTTGCCATCGAGGTCGGCATCGAGAAGGGTAAGGATGGCTACGAGGACCGGAACAAAATTCAGCGCGTCTTGACCCCTGAACATCCGCAATATCAGAATGTCATGGCCGGAAATACCGTTCTGCCGGAAAAGGGCGCAAAATCTACTACGGCGGCAGCGGCTCCGGCGTGGCAGAAAGAAGCTCCGGCGCAGGCGGCATCAACAGTTTCTTCAGCGGTTCCGGCGTGGGCGAAATAAAATGCTGCCACGTCCTTATCAAACCGAACTTGTGAGCAGGGCTGTCGCCGCATTGCATCAATACGGCAATACGGTGGCGGTTTCTGCCACTGGTTCAGGAAAAACTTTAATGCTTTCCTGGCTTTTAAAAGAAATTGGAGGTCGTCAGATGATCCTCCAGCATCGCGAGGAACTGATCGCGCAAAACAGGACAAAGTTTCACATTATTAATCCGGATCGGACTTCATCGATTTGTGGGTTAGGTGCAAAGGATGTTTCCGGAGAAACTATTTTCGGCATGGCTCAGACCCTCGGACGTAACGGAGGAATGGATAGCGTGCCTCCGCTGGATGTGCTGGTGATTGATGAAGCGCATCACTGCCGGGCAGATACATATATAAGGATAACAGATAAGGCGCGTGAAAAAAATCCAAATTGTTTGATCGCTGGGTTCACGGCTACCGCTGCCAGAGGTGACAAGAAAGGGTTAAAGCCTACTTTCGATAATGTTTGTGACATTGTTTACATGGAAGATTTGGTTCGTATGGGTTTTTTGGTTCCTCCAAAAACGTACATCGCTACGATTCCTGGACTTGCCGAAGAGATTAAAAAGATCAGCAAGACTTCATCCGGTGAGTTCAACATGGCTGAAGTGGACACGTTGATGAACACCAAGCCGGTGAATGAATCGGTGTTCCGTGAATGGCACAAAATCGCTGGAGACCGGAAAACAATTATCTTTTGTTCAACCATCAATCATGCACAGGCCGTTTGTTCTCTCTTTCAGGAACGCAAAATTAACACTGAATGTGTGTTTGGAGATACACCGAACCGAAAGGAAATACTGGAGCGTTTCGATAAAGGCGATACCCAGGTATTGGTTAATGTTGCTGTGCTCACTGAGGGTTACGATTCACAGCCAGTAAGTTGTATCGTATTATTAAGGCCATGTTCTTTTAAATCCACCATGCTTCAAATGATCGGTCGCGGCCTCCGTATTGTTGATCCCGAAGCATATCCCGGCATCGTGAAAAGGGATTGTCTGATTTTGGATTTCGGGGAGTCCCTGAAAAATCATGGATCGCTGGATTCAGTTCCCCGCCTGGACGATGCGGGTCAAAAAGGGGAAGCGCAAACAAAGCAATGTCCAGCCTGCGGGACAACCGTACCGGCCGGAACTCGATTATGTCCTTTATGCGAATATAAATGGACGCGAAACGGCGAAGGTAGTGATGAAAAAGAATGGTCAGACGTGGTGTTGATGGAATTTGATCTGTTCAAGCAATCACCGTTCAAATGGGCTGATTTATTCGGCTCCGGCAAAGTAATGGTCGCTTCAGGATTCGACGCCTGGGTAACGGTGGCCTCTGCCAATGGCAAAGACTGGGTGGCGCTGGGCAAACTGAAGGGGCAGAAAATGAAAAGGCTGTCTATCGGTGAGCGCATTCAGGCACTGGCACAGGCCGATGATTTCTTGCGTAGAAATGAAGATTCAGACGCCGCGCAGAAAAGTAAGCGGTGGCTGAAAGATCAACCGTCATTCGCACAGTTGAAGCTCCTTAAAAAGGTTGGCTGGAATACAAACGATTACAATCTCAGAAAGTACGAGGCTTCCTGCCTCCTGAACTTTCTATGGAATAAATCAGCAATAGAGAACGAGGTATTCAGATATGCAATGTGATTTCATTATTGATTTCAAACAACTCGGTGAAACGCTCGCAAATGCCGGGCTGACTGGCTTGCCGGTGAATCAATACTCAAAAGATCAGATCAAGACGCTGGTAGCCGCCTGTTTGGAAGTATCAACGCCGATGCTTCCAAAGGGGGCAAGGTTTAGACCTCCATACATTGACAACGACGGAGACTTGATTGTTCCTTATGATTCAGATCCGAAATATCACTATTGGAAGCCCTGCGGACAATCCATTTTTGAAACGCTGCGTGAGCTGAATGTCTCTGAAGAGGTTTGGAAGAAATATGTTCAAGAAGATGCCTCGGTGCCGTTTTGATCGATCTGCAAACTTATTACCAAACGGACTGGTGGAAGGGTAGGTCGAAGGAATTTCGACAAAAACAAGGTAAATGCGAGATATGCGGATCGACGAAAGGATTGCAAACACATCACTTGCATTATCGGTTCTACCGGGAAGCGGATTCCGATCTGCAATGTCTTTGCAAAACATGTCATTTAAAAGATACCCACAAACAAAAGGACGAACTGGACATGCTGGATTTTAATCACAGAAACTCTTCAGAACGAATCTCTCTATTGATCGATACAGCTCTTGAAGGCAACCCGGAGAAACCGCGTATCTATTTGGGCGGCTCGCGCCTGGGCGTCGAATGTTCCAGGGCTCTGCAATATGAGTTTTTCAATACACCACGAGATCGTCCATTTACTGGGCGAATATTAAGGACGTTTGCTATCGGCCATGCATTGGAGGGTCTTATGGCTGACTGGATCAGGGCAGGCGGGTTTGATCTGCGGACAACGAAAGCAGACGGGCGTCAGTTTGGGTTTTCTACAGCAAAAGATTTAATTAAGGGCCACATCGACGGAGTTATTGTCGGCGGGCCGGAAGAGCATGGCCCTTACCCGCGTCTGTGGGAATGTAAAACGGCGAACTCGAAGAAATGGCGGGAAATGAAAAAGAGTAAAATCAAAAAGGCAAATTGGACGTACTATATCCAGATGCAATTATACATGGCCTATATGCAGTTAGACGAGAATCCGGCTCTGTTCACCGCTGTCAATAAGGATACCAGTGAGCTGTATTGTGAGGATGTCGCTTTTGATCCCACGGCGGCGCAGGACGCATCAGACCGCGGAGTAAGGATCATTGAAGCGTGTTTAGCAGGCGAATTGTTGCCGCGCGAATATCCCTCTGCTGATTTTTTTCAGTGTAAATGGTGCGACTGGGGAACGCGCTGTTGGGAGTAGAGATCCCCGTTTGCCGGTATCGGAAGAAGAACCGGGGCAATCTGTGCCGACCGGGGGGAATAGAGCACCCCCCGGCGACTTTAGGGAGGGG